AGGGTAAAACCTTTTTATCATAAACCCACTGATAGGCTTCATCAATTTTATCTGCAATAAACGGATATTTCTTTTGATGCATTTCTTTATTTCTAGTAACTAATTCCCCCCAGGTTTCTCTTCTGTTCTCTTCTGACAAATATTTAGCGTATTTCATATACACAGTAATATCTGACAAAATCTTATTTGATAACTCCATTTTTCTCTTTTTTTAAATTATTATTATTTACCCCCTAAAACCTCTCTCTTTTTCTTTAAGGCATTTGTAACCATTTGAGATTTCTTTTTTTCTTCTCCTTTTTCGAAGTCTAAGAATGAAACGTCTGTTGACATAGTAGTATCTATTTTAAGTGACCCATTATCAAATAAAATATCTTCAAATATTACCCCGTCTTTACCAAATCTAGATTTTAATATCGCTAAAGTTGCCGTCCCTTCTTCTTTTTGTTCTAAAGTTTTTGCAACCGATAAAATAAAATGTCCTATCTGACCTTTCTTTATGGAACCACCTATCATATCCGCCTCAACTACATTTGCACCAATAGAACTTCTATTTCCTTGTACTGCCGTCCATCCTACAATATCTAATTCTGATATCATAGTTTCAAATTGTCTCATAACATTTCCTTCACCCGCATATTCATCTTTAAATTGTTTAGTGGGTACAACACAATCAATGTAGTCAACAAATACCATATCCGGTTTAGTCCCATTTGAAGTTAATTTTCTAAGGTATTGTTTAATGTGATTAATGGTTGTACCATCACTAGGCATCTTTTTAAGTATTAAGTTACCTTCTTTTTCCTTAAATTGTGGTAATAACCTTTTAACCTCTTCTCTTTTTTCAGTTAAATTATTTAATGGTATCTCAGTCCAACAAGTAATATGTTTTCTTTGTATTACTTTAGGGTTATCCTCAAAAAAGATTTGTACTACATTATAACCTAAATTATATGCAGTATTTGCCATTTTAGTAACCAGTGTTGTTTTACCTACACCAAAAGGTGCTAAAATAACACCTAATTCACCTTTAGATAAACCACCGTCCATTAAATTATCTATACCAACTAAACCAGTAGGTATTGGGTTTCTAAAATCATCGTCTAGTACATCATCAATTGCATGGAAAACATCAATACCATTATCTTTTTCACCACCAACCGCTAACGCCTCTTTTAAAATATCTTCACATTCATCGTATCTATCAAAATCACCTGAATCTAAAATGTTTTGTATTTTATTAGTGGCTTTCTTTAACTCTTGTTGTTTACAAAATTTAATAGATATTTCTTGAGTGTGTAAACAATCCTTATTATCACTATTACGTACTTCCTTTACCATTTCAATTGCTGATTCTCTCGCAATTTCCCTTTTAATATCCACCCTAATCAATTCGAATAAAGTGTCATATGTTGGGATTGTTTCGTACTTATCGTAATAATCTTTTAAACACGCTATCAATAATCTAAGATATTCATTATCGAAATATTTTGGTTCAATAATGTCCATAATTTCTTCAGAGAACTTAGTATCTTCTATCAACTGTTTGACTAATCTTATCTGGAAACTCCAACCTAAATAACCTAAATCACTACTTTTTTCTTTAGTCATATTTTTTTTAAATTTGGTTTATTAATAAATATCTATTAAAGCTCGTAACCACAATATTCTTGCGTATATTTTTTCAAAGTCAAGCCATTCTGTATTGTAGAGATGATTTCGGAAATAATTGATCTAATATCCACATCATATCTAACCTTCGGGGGGTACTCATTCCCACTAAACATTTTCTCCGCAACCACTTTACCCTTAATTTTAATTTGGAAGGTGAAGATATCTTCATTTTCGTAAATATTCTTTTTAGTTACATCATCTTCATTTATAACTTGGGGGTGATAGGGGTTATAGTATCTCCATAAATAACTTCTACTCTTTAATAGAAATTGTTTTTGAATTATGTCAACTGCTTCGTCAATTGTTTCTTTTATTTCTATTGATCGTAAACTTTTAGGGTTATATCCCTTTATCTGGAAGTTTCTTCCAACAATTGGTTTTCCATTAATACGTAGAAGGAATTCATACGGTAAATTTTCATAATTTTTTTTCATAATAATTAATTTTGTTCTTTTAAAAAATAATTTTTTTCTTTCTTTATTATTCTTAAAAATGGTTGTAAAAAATTTATATAACCATCTCTACCCCCAGGTATAGCCATCGTTAAACCATCATCTATCATCATTTTAATAACATTTTTAGTTGTCCTATCTTCCGGATCAATAGTACTACTAAATAGTTGGTTTAATTCTTCTTTAGAACTTTCAGTTAATAGTGGTTTTTTTAGATTTATAATCTTTTCATTTACTGTAAAAATGCTTTCACCTTGTATTCCTACAGTAACTTTATTAATTATATTATCTAATGTCTTCAATCTATTTTTTCTTTCTTTTTGTATATCCTCAATTTTACTTATAATATCTGTCAATGTCAAAGATTTTTGTGTTATTTCAGGAAAATATTTTATTAATGTTTTTTCACTTACACCTTTTATCCCTTTAATATTATCACTATTGTCACCAGATAAAATTTTAATTAATTTAACATTACTATAATGGTGGTTGAAGTTATCGGAATAATTTGTGGTTGTAACAATTTTACGTAAATTTATAACATATACCCCCACTCTCTCATCTAATAATTGTAACATATCTCTATCATTGGTTACAATAACAATTTTTTCATTATCCTTTAGTTGTGAACAATAATATGCAATTCCATCATCAGCCTCAATAATGGGGTCCTGATATTGTCTAATAAATAATTCTTCACAATATTGAAATACTCTCTCTTTTTGAATGTATAGGTCAGGTTCTGAAGGTGGGGTTTCTTTATAAAAATCTTTGTCTCTATTAGATTTATAATCTTTATATATATCATACCTCAATCTACCACTAAATTGTCCGTCCCAAAATACTAAAACCCTATCATAACGATGTTCATTTAAACATTTCCTCAACATAGTAAGGAATTGGAAAATACCACCTATATGGGTTTCCTTATAATAAAGGTTTTTTGCACCATGATACGCGGTCTTTAATAATGAATCACCATCAATTAATAGGGTGTTATTATATTTTTTTCTTTTAGTTGGTATGGACACTTATCATATCGATTCTAATATTAAACAATTTATTGATCTGCGTATTCAACCGGTGTTTCAATAACTTCACCTTCCTCAATAGTGAAATCAACTTCTTCACCCACTGTTTCAAATACTTCTGACCAATATTCTTTATATTCTGATTTATAAGAATCGATAGATTTCTTATCATCCTCTATGAATCCATGAGTAGTTGCCAATATTCTACAATCCGCATAACCCAACCCATTCATATGATTTTTATGTATACCCACTTTTGTTCTAACCGCAAAATTAACTTTACGACCTTTATTAGTGGCATTAAGTTTAGATACCCCCGCACTTTTTTGATTACCAAATAAGAACACTAACGCACAAGATAGGTAAATAGATTGACCACCTTTAGGTTGTATTCTTGGTTGACTAAAAGGATTATCGGGTAATTCTACCCATGGTTGGTTAACGAAAACCATAGTATTAGTATAGGGAGAACTTTCTTTACGTGAAGATGTAATCCTTTGTGCCATACCCATTCCCCATTTTTCAGAAATGGTTCTCGCAGTATGTTGATTTCCACCTTTACCCTCAAAACTCATCTTACATGGAATTGTACCAATAGAGTCCCATAAAAATACGATATCATGTGGTATATCTCCCTTCTTTTGTGCATCTAAAATCTCAGTAACATACTCAAAAGCTTGTTCAATGTATTCAAACCCTAATTTATAGAGTAGTAATCCATCCCAATACGCTTCGATTTCTCCCGTATCCTCATCTACTTCCTCAACATATTCAGTTTCTAAACCCATTTGTTTAGCGTGTTCAAAACTAAATTTTTGTTCAGTAATAATAAAAACTGGAAGTATTCCTTTCTTTTGGGCATCTACCGCAGTTTGTATTAATGCGGTAGTTTTTCCTGTATCCGAATGACCTAATAACATATTGATTTGTCCCATTGCTGGACCGGGAAGACCGGTAGCTTTCTGAAACGCCTCTCCACAATCAAAATATTTTTGTTCTTTATATTTATCACTAGAAGAAAAACGTTTCCTAATTGCTGAAAAATCACTACTTTTCTTTTTTAAAGGTTTTTTTGCCATCTTTTTTTACTTTTAAAATGGTAAATCGTCTGAACCCTCACTCTCTAACGGTGTACTTTCTACACCATTTTCTGTAGTAGTAGTAACGGTATTACCATCACCTTGATCTCTTAAAAAGGAAATTTCTTCTTCTAAAGATGCAGTTTCATTTTCCTCTTTTTCCTCTTCTGCAACATATTTAGATTGTTCTGAGTCCCATATTGGTGTCATGTTTTTCGCAACTATCTCTAAATACTCTATTGGTTTTTTAGAATAAACAGTTTTAAATGTCTCATCATTATTAAACCATATATTAGCATTATTAGTATCCTCAGTTAATAATGTTACATCATCAGACTGAATAGAAGTAACAACACTCCAACCTTTATCATTACGATTAGTGGTAATAATAATATCTCTTCCTTCTCTAGCATCAGTAATATCACCTTTCAACTTAAATAATGGCATTAATTTATCCATAACACCATCACCAGTGTATTTATGTTTAAATCTCCAAAATTTAACACCATGATCTTCATTATCTCGATCAATACCTTTAACTACATAATATTTTCTAGGGGAATATTCACTAGCCATTTGTTTAGCCTTCTTACTACCATCCATTAATAATGCTTCCCTAGCTTCACATAATGGACATTCACCACCATCATTGAGTTTATTACAGTAAATTTTTTCGTATTTACCATTCACTAACCTTTCATGGAAATGTGCTTCTGCAAACGGAGACTGTCCGTCTTTACCAGGTAAGATTCTAAATCTCCTAGTAGCGTTTTTTACTCCTTTCTGGAGTTTTTCTGTAAAATACTTCTTCAGTCTGTCTTCATTAGACATCTTACTTGTTTTAGTATTTTCCGTGTTTTTCTCATACTGAGATAAAATTGCATCTAAACTTGTCATTTTTTTTCTTTTTTTGTTAATAATTAATGTTTAAATATACTAAGGATTTTTAAAAAAGTCAATACATAAAAAACCTATAATGAAACAAATTTAATCATTATAGGTCAATTAGTCAAATAAAATTTTAAATATTTTTTTTACTGTGAATTTTTGTCGTTTTTGTCAAAACCGAAAGAGTCTTCTATTTCATTTGCGCTATAACTATCTACATCCCCTTTTGTTATAGTATACTCTTCTGTTTCTTCTGTACCACCTACATCATAACCTTCTTTGTCACTCCAATAATCGGTTAATGTTATACTATAGGGAAATGAGTCCATTGACCTCATTTCTAATTTTTCTACAGGTGTTGGGTTTCTTTCTTCAATTTCTTTCTCTAAATTCTCTATCTTATCAATTACTTTATCCATACCTGATACTTGAGATTCCAAGTCCCCTAATTTTCCTAGAAGTTCATCCATTTTAGATGTCATTCCCTCAATTTCAGTTCTAGTCTGTTCTGCCTTATCTACTATATCACTTACATCTACTTCTACTGTATCGTCTCCTGTTTCCACCGCAACCTCATCTTCCACTTCTGCAGCATCGTCACCACCAAAAGGGTCTGTATCTCCTCCTTCTTCAGTATCTTCACCACCTAAATCCGCAAAGGGATCATCATCTATATTACTGGGTTGTTCAGGACCT